ATTTCACGTGCTCCGTCTTTGCTGGAATTCACTCCGATAGCCCTTTTCCAGACAGCTGGTGTGACATGTGTGTACGGTATCATACAACCTGCGAGAACCCCCTCTATCACACCTAGAGAACGTCCAAACGAGAACATTGAAGTTACTCCTTGATTCGGCATTGCGTTAACTTGTTCTACAATACCTTTGATATTTTGATTCTTAAATAACGCTAACTCAAGAACCAACTCCTGAGGATTAACCTTTTTCTTCGTTGACTTACCTACTTTGACTTCTGTTGTAGGCATGTCGAAGATTTGAACAATATCCTCGTCTTCAAGAATAGCGATTGCACCATTCATTCCTGGATCAACTCCTAAATAAAACATTATCTGCCTTTCTGTGAGTAACTCTCACATGCTGCTGATTGCTCTTTCAAGGTCAGCGTTGTATTTTTCAAAGTGCAAAGCCAAGTTCCGTTTTCAAAAGGTTTTGAATGTTCACATGACCTACAATTTATTAATGGGGCTTTTTTGTTGAAACAAACGTCTTTGTAATCACACCAAGTGCAAGGATATTTTTCTGGGTCTTCACCAATACCAACAGGTGATATATCAGATTCAATCAATTTCTCAATCCTCGCCAAGATATCATTTTGAACATCAAAGTCTGGTTTAATGCGCTTTATATAATACTGCTCTGTATCTTTGTTCAAGGCAACGTAAAGCCCTCTTTTGAAACCTGAGAATAGCATTCCAGCCTGAACTTGATAATAATGAGAAAGTTGAGAGTTAGCAACACCTTTCTTTTCAAGTTCAGCAAAAGATTTCGTATTGTGCGTTTTGATCTCAAGCACATGCGGAGTTTCTTCTGCTCCTTGGACACCTTTGATCACACCGTCAATTTTACAAATAAAATGACCAGATTCATCAGAGTATTCGTATTGAACGTCAGGTTCAGATTCATCCCAGACACTGTATCCAGCCTGCCTTAAATCATTGATGATGCGCCTTTCTTGAAGGTGACCTGTTTCAAATAATCTGTAAATACGACCAGATGGTTTAGGATTATCATACCCTCTCCAACTTAGCCATATTTTCTTCAAACATTCACCACCAATACTAGACGCACCTAGCCTGCTAAGACGTTGATTCTTTTCATTCTGTTTAGATATTGAATCGTAAATCCTAGTGACCATTGCCTCTTCTTCAGCAGGTATAGGAATACTTATCGGTTTTTTGGTAGCCATTTAGTCCCTAGCGTTGAAAGAAAAACATTGGAACGCAATTCACATCAATGATAATGTTGCTAAGATTTCCTGCGACATTACGTTTAGCATAAATTGGCTCTGCTCTTAAACCTGAATCAGTGCATTGACGGATGGCTTGAATCGTTTCTTCCCTACCCATCTGATTAACAGTTCCTTCATACCTCAAATGAACCATGGGTGAATGATTGTTCATTGAACTGTAACTTGGTTGCGGAGGGGGAGTGCTTGAACACGCAGATAAAACAACTGCGAACATTGCGATTAACTTTTTCATCTTATTTCCTTTATTAAAAAGAGGGGGAATCTCACCCCCTAAAGTCACTGAATTAATCCCATGGATTTTTCTTTTTACCTGATTTTGCGGTTGTGACTGCTTCATCAGGGTCGTCATTTTGAATACCTGCTAAACTAGGTTGCTTTGGCTCAGGCTTTGCTGAATCTAAAACATAACCTGTAATACGGTTTTTGTCAGAGTAGCCATTAGTGCCCTTTTCAATTTCAAGGGAGCATCTAAAAGGACGCTCAAGGAGTTCGTCAACAGACGTAGCATTAGGCTTACCTGAGGCTTTTGCCCATGCTGAAAGTTGCTCTCGTCCGATCTTCTGGGCTTTTTCGCTATTGTTGTGAATATTGTAATTATTCCAAACAAAACGACCAGTATGTTCACCTTTTGCTACTTCAAATTTAGCAGCAATCATCTGACCACCAGACTTTGTGTCTTTTAACTCTGCTTCAATACACTTTAAAGTGTACTCACCGTTTGGTAATGGGTCGTAACTTTGTGGTGCTGATGAAGTGTATTCATTTAAATCAAATCCAAATTTAGACATGTTATTTCCTTTATATTAAACTTTAACAGGGATATGTTTTGCGATTTCATCAATGTTCATCTCGAACGAATCTGGGCACGCATAACGGTTTTTTGCAACATACGCTGGGTTTTCAACTACGTGAAGCAGTCTTTCACCTGTTGTTATGCCACGGTTTACAGTGTTATTGAATCCTACGTCTGATTTCTTTACAATCACTTTGAAACCAGCATAGGCAATCACATCACACCATTCTTGCAATAATGCGTTACAACGATTAGGCAACTTTGGTGAGAACCGATCATATGGTTCAGTCAAAGGATTTTCGTAACGCACTACGTTTGCATGGGCTAATAAAACAATATTCATTTGACGTTTACGACGTAAAGCATCAAGCCCTTGCAATATTTCTCTAAAAGACTCAGCAACAAATACTTGACCTTTGCCGTAGCCTAAGTCTTTAGCATCGTGAGAGCTCTCAACATCTTTAGTAATCAACGGTTCAACTAACCAGTCAACAGAGTCAATTACAACAGTTTTAAAATCATGTTCTTCTTTTAAAAGAATCTTAATTGCCTCAACAACGTCTGTAATTTCTGTTGCTCTTGGAAATGAAGTTGTATCTAATGAATCTAATCCGTCTTCAGTATTTATAAAAATAGGATCAGGAAATTGAGAAGCAATAGTTGATTTGCCAATACCATGATTACCATAAATACAAATACGAGGGGGGAGTTCTTGCTTACCTACAACGAGGCTATCTTTAAATGACATATATTTCCTTTATTAAATTGTTAAACTAAATTCTTCGTAACGGTAACTTCTTGAATCCCATTGAAGTAATCTTATTTCTTCTCCAGGATTATTTTGTGCTACGATTGCTGAGCAGATGCAGCTCAATTTTGGGTCTCCAATCAAACACAAATAATCACCAACTTGATAAGATGACAACGCTTCCCTAGCATGTTTCACTAGGTCAGTATTGACTTTGTCAACGTCAGTAAATACGTGTTCAGGTTCTCCAAAACGCAACACATCTTTAATGGTCTTGTTGAGAGCATTATCTACTACCCATACGATTGGATTTTCATCAGACATTTTTTCCTTTCTTTCGTTTATAAAAATTGACTTGCGCCAATATCCTTTATTACTTTGATTATTTCTCTTTCATACCAAGTATAATCTAAGTCATCTGGGATTACAACAGGTAATTTCATGCATTCTTTTGCACCATCAGACTTAGCAACTTTATTCCCATTACTAGCATACGTAATAGGAGGAAGTTGTTCAGTGGTTTGATACCAACGCACGGTCTTGCCCAAATACTTATCACCTTGAACCCCACCACCAGTTACATTGCGGACAGTAATAAAATCTTCAATCTTACCGTCTTTCAATGTCTTTGAAAAAGGAGTTCCTTGTGATAACCAATCTGCTACTGCTTTTGAAACTATAGGCGCAGTTGGATTTTTACTCAGGGTAGGCGGAGAATAAATACCTTTGATTTTTACACTACGATCACCCTTTACTGCAAAATAATTATTCACATCTTTCAATGCAACGCACTTGTAGTATGTGCCTTCAAATATGAATCCAGTTTTCTTGCTAAAATCTTCTATTATTTTGTCAACAACCATTTGCGAATGACGTTTATAATACAACATGATACCATCCGTATTTGCGGAAATTACAGGGATACCTTTTGCCTCTAGAGTCTCAATTAGGTTCAAAAGAGTCAACTGCCCAGTCAGAGTAATATTAATCATTACGTCAGGTGAATACAACGGTGAATAGCGATTAGCCGTTTTACCGAATGTTCCATTCAACGCAATACGCAATGAATCCGCAATAACCATGTTCTTTGCTTTCTTGCCTTCTAACCTACGATGAAATAGAGTTCTATATTCATTCAGGAACTCCTCCCCAGTATTCATAGGTACAAGATTACAATTAAGCATAATAGCAGGATAATAACTGGCAACATCATAGTCCATAACGCAGTAAGTGTCATCAGAAACATAGCAATCCTTTTTATCGTGTTGTGAATGTAAACCCCCAACCCCCATCTGATAAACACCATCATTGATAGTTACGAGATCCTCCTTCAAGAAGTCTGGAAGTTCTACGTGACCACTTGGGTTTTGAACATGAAAGAAATGCTGCTGCATCCTTTTAGCAAGTTCATCTAGTTCACGTGTTTTAAACTCTATAAAATTTGGTAATTTATACGTAACGTGTTTTGGTATTGCAAGTTGCGTTCTTTTCAAATTGAGACGTTTCATAAACATTTGTTCAGCAACTTGTGAGTCTGATTTACTGCGGCAATCAACTCCATACTCTTTGCTGATTTCAATTCTTAATTGCAACTGCCCTTGAAGACGATTATATAACTCATGCGTTGTATCTAAGTCATTTATACAATACTCATAAAGTTTAGGTAAGTCTTCATCTTTGATTAAAGATTCATGATGAAAAGGCAAGTCTTGAACTGTTGGCATATTCATACGTGCGCCATACGTTTTCAAACTTACGAATGAGGGGGCAACTTCAATTAAATCAATGTGGTCAATTCTCGGTATTTTGAATCCATACTTACGTTCAAGTTCCCAAGGCATAGCATTTTCTTGAATAATTTCATCGCCAAGATCTTTCAACTCTTCAGTTGTTTTACCTGAAAGGAAATATCCTATCACAGGCATGTCGTATTTATTGCCGTTGAAACTTACGAAGGTATTATTTGATTTGAATAGATCTCTTATCCGTTCACGTGCGTCATCCGCATAACCCCATATGCTGAAGTATTGATTGTCTTCAAGAACCTTTCCGCAAAGCAAAAATACGTTCTTGTAAACTTCAGTATCGAATACAATCGTTTTCATTAATCTTGCCTTACATAGTATCCAGTAGGTTCAGACCCATCATCTTCTTGATTTTGTAAAATTTCAATTTTCTTTTCAAGATAATGAATGGCTTTTTTCAAATCTTCAATATGATCTTTTTCTGTTCCTTTTTTACCAAATCTGAAAATATATTTTGTTGCGTTACCAAGCAGGTAATCGCCATTCAAATATTCATAGACAAGATCCCAATGTTGCTTTGAAGCAACGGAATTATAATGTTTTACGACTTTATTATTTGCGGACATTTTCTCTCCTCTTTATCCATTGTTTAACTGCCAACTGCCAATCACTTGCTTTAATTTCATCTAGATGTTCTACGCCAGAGCTAATTTTATTGCGTCTTTTGAAACTTATCATCGCCATTGGTTGTGCAACTTCTTTGAAAAACTTATGCTGATAATTAAATAGTTCTAAAGGGTCATGGCAAAATAGGGAGCAGTCATTTAAGAAAGAATCATAAGAGCCATCATTGAGAGAATAAAGAGGGTATGGTTCAACTAATGCCATTGAGTAAAAATCATATTCTTCAGATGATGGTGGTCTTTCCATGTAAGGTAACGCATCATACAACTCTGTATAAAGATGTAAATTATTACTCACCGTGCGGTAATTACCAACAGCAATACCCAAAGCAATAGCAACAAACTCTTGAATGATTGTAAAGTGAACAATATTTGCTCCTAAGTATCCATACCAAAAATCATTGCTCCTGTTGAATACTGTTAAATCTAAACGACCATTACGTATTGAAAAAACCATTTGAGTATTACAAGCACGGTCAAGGGTGTCTTTCAACAAATCCTCAGCATCCCAAAGTTGAATCACTGCTTGCCTTGAATTAGGAGTCAGTTTCAAATGTTCAATGATTACTCTTAATTGATCAATACCAAATCTGTTGCGCATTCTAAAACCATACGGTGCGTTAAAAACTTTACCATCGTCGGAATAGTTTGAAATGTTTGAATTGAATTGTTTAACAAACTCAACATCACGACGACCAGCGAGTATCCATATGCTTTCCATTAAATGAAAGATAGGGTTTGCGTCACGTCCTTCATGAAACAAAACTCGTTCACAAGGTGAAACTACGGTAGTCAATACAGGCTCAGGTATAACGTAAACAGGTCCATTACGTGAATCCTCTTTTACAGAAGCAACTTTAAATCGCCAGAGCCCATCTTCAAATAATGTATTTGCGTTGATTGCAGTTATTTCCATTTCAAAATTCCTTTGTAGGTTTGTAAAGTTGTTTGGGTTTGCCTACCCCATCTTTAGTACGCATGTATTTGCTATATTCACACATTACATTTTGAACATCATGCAATGTTAAATCATCAAAACATAAATTGGCTTTCATTAATCTTTCACGCACTTCAATTAACTCAGCATTAAATTGGTCTTGCTTGATTGCATGCGTTGCGTTTCTATTGTGCAACCTGTTCAAACCTTTGGTGCTTCCTGGACCTATTGGTGCCCAAGTGTAAAGATCTTTGGCTTGATGCAACTCCCCCATCAGGTAAGACAAATCAGCAGACACTTGCCCAGCAATGAAAGTTTTAATACCCCAACTGCTGGCTAATGCTTTGGTTGTGTCTTCAATTGAATCCCATTCAATACCACAGCGAACCTTGTCTGCGACATCAATGGTTGGCGCAAGAATATATTTAGGAATATTAACACATTTTGAACCTGAATAATTTGTAGGAAATAATACGTAAGCACCGTTGAATATCTTGTCACCCTTTGCTTCAAGATGTAAAAGTGATTCAGTAAAATATTTCAAATCAAATTCCTCAACACGATGCGGTATTGCGTCACGTTCCATAAGATACTTAAGAGTCGGTGGCCAATTAAACGTGCGAGCAATCAATGCTTTGAACCAAACATCACCTACGTTGTTCGTATAGTAATTTTTCAATAACCATTGAGTCACACGGTCATCACGACGACGGATATTGCAGAAACGGTATTTGTTTAAGATATCATCAAAGACATGAAAACCCAAACGTATCATTTCACGCTTGACTGAGAAGTCAGTCAGTTCATCATAGGAGGTCATTCTCAAAACCCCTTATTAAGTTTATTGTGTCTTCAAATGCGTTCATGTAATCTATCGTCTTTACTTTTACGTTTGTTTGCTCATTCAAGTTTTTACATGCAGCATACGTTGCCTTAAATGCACTGATTGTATTCGCAGGGTTGAAAGGTCTTTCATCACCTCTTGCTAAACGTCTTTGTGTCACACGTTCAAGACAAGTCTCAAGCGGAGTATCAATATACGCAGCGACATATGCATTAGTAGGGGCAAGCATTTTAGTCGTAATTGCATTGGGTCCGACTTTGCTAAGAAGCAATCCTTCCATAAGTACGTGACCACGCTCATGAGCAGCAAGAGCTCGTTCTGCAATTTCCTCTTGTGTGTCAATCCCATCTGTTCCTCCGCAGGTGTTTTCGTATGAGCCTAAAATGATCAATGGTTGTTGAATATTTTCTATGCGCAAGTCAATCATATAGCCCCATGGCTTTTTTGGTCTATCTGGCTCAGGTAAAACTTCATGCGGATAATCAGTTATAAACTTTCTTGCAACCGTAGTTTTACCAGAGCCTGAAGTGCCCCTTAAAGATAAAATTACTCTCATGCTTTCTCCAATAAATATTCAGCACGGTATGGTCTTCCTGTTTGGGCAAACATATCCGCCTTGGCTTGATGACCAATGCGTTCCTTTTCACATTCTTCACGCAACCATTCAGGTAGGTTTTTAGCTCTTATGTCTTTGAAAATTGAAGTGTATTTGTCAAGTCCACGTTTGTCATACCACTCAATACGTTGCCAGCCCATGTCAGCATAAACTCCTGGATAGCGTCTGCTGAAGAAACCATTTTTGAATTGACACAAGCATGACTCAAATGTAAACTTGCTTACGTCTTTGTTGTAGCCCCATTCATCTTGAAACTCTTTCAAGAACTCTTCTGCGCTATCTTCAAGATCCATCGCAATACCTTTTAAATTTGGATATTTGCCGTCATGTGAGTCAGGTTGCCGTTTATCAAATACAAAATGGTCTCTACCCAAAAGGAAGAACATGCCATTACGGTGAGAACGTGAACCACTCAAGTCATCAAAGAATAAACTTGAGCAATCAGTTCCATGTTTATTGATGCGTACGTACTCAAGGAACGAGAAGGACGAGAGTCTGCCGAACGACTTAATGCGGTTAGCGTTCACCCAATGTGTTTCAAAAGGAAGAGAGGGGTCCCATAGAGCAGATTGAGAACCTGCTTCCTGAACAAGGGCAGCATATGAGCGTAAACCTTTCATTGTGTCTTTCTTTTGCTTTAAACGATCAGCGTCAAAACTCAAAGTTGTCCAATCTTCGTTAAACTTTACGGCAGCCAAAGTCCATTCAGATTCACTCTGAGGAATAGAAGGCATGAACTCAAGCATTTTTAAACTTGTGATTGGGTTTTGTGTATGACCGTTGATAGCAGCAAACCAGAGCTCCGTCTCGACATCCCAGCCCAGTTCCCTGCTTAGTTCAGGCATATAGGTGTAAACCATTCCTGGATGTATTCTGAATACAAGGTTCAAGTTATAAAGAGACTTGAAGTACTCCCTGCGGTTTTCAACTAATCTGTAATCTTTCATTTGAATTGACCCTGAAATAAATCTGTATATTCCTTCACAGCTTGTTGAGTTGCAACCTCTTCAACATAACCGTAACATAAAGATTGTAAGAACAATACTGGAGTGCTTTTATCTTCCTTGAGCACAGTATTGAAATACTCTGTAAACTTGGGTGACAGCTCTGTATTGTTTAAAGCCTCTTTCAAATTATCAAGAGTATAAATTGGCTTGCTGTGAATAATTTCTTTAATGCGAGGTTTTATTGTTTCAGACATTGTTGTCATTGTTTGATTTCCTTTTCTGAAGGCGGAACAAAGCCAAAACGCTTCAATGTCTCAAGGACATTGGTGGCTACTGCTGGTTTATAAATAAACTTTGGGTCTTTCCAAAGTGCAATCGGTTGAGGCTTCACTTGCTTTTTCATTTACTTTCCTCCTGTGAAATAATGTAAATGTTTGAACATCAAGGCTACATATTTTTTATCTGTCTTTATCAAAGTTGCGCAACGCATAGCGTAATCAAAATGAAAGTTTTTGTTCATCATAATATTAATCCTATTAATTTGAAACCCCAAAAACACATAAAGAAGAAAAAGGCTAACAGGGCAAACCAAACAATCATTTCCATACGAGCAGGAAAATCAATGTAAGGGTTTTTACGCTTGAATTTGTTTAACATATAAACCTTTCTCATGTAAGTAATTATTACGGTTGATCACAAACCAATGAGGAGGAAGTTCACGGTCTTGATTCCAAACCATCTTCATTGTATCTGCTTTTGTTGCATAATAACGCTGATATGCGCCTACGGTATCGTCATCTTTGAATTCATCGGGCATAACTTGAGGAGGGTTAGTCCAACCTGACTTAGTAAGTGCAGGGGGAAGGGTGATTAGCTCAGCACGTAAGATGGCTTCACAAGCATGTTCTTTGCGGAAACGGTTACGGTATTCTTGAGCAAGGTAAAAAGCAAGTTGGGAAACGTATTGATAATGTAGTTTTGATTGACGCACCCAAACAGCGCACGGATGATTGAAATGCGTTTGCTTGTAAGTTACGGCATCACCGTTGTCAAGAGCATGATGAGCTGTTGCTAATAATTGGCAAGACTCAAGAAGCATTTTACCAACATGTATGTCAGCATGCATTTGAGCGCAAATGATTGGTGTTGGGTGGAGAAAAAAGATATTCATTACGTTATTCCTTTATTTGGTTATTGAACAGTTATTATGCCTGAAGTGATTTTAGAAAACAACCACCTCAGGCAAATATTTTACAAATATTCTTCAGCCATCGCCCAAAGATTGACATTGGTGCGGAAAACTGGACCCATGGACTTCAAACCTTGAGTACGGATCCTACGACCTTGACTAGAGACTCCTTCTAAACCACCCTTCATGACGTTCTCTTGAATGCGGTTAAACACTCGCCACAGGTCATCACCTTTATCCTCGTGACGACGTGCCCAGAGGAGTTCGTTAGGCTTTACGTTCAAACCACGCATCTCAATCGCACGTTGAGCAAATTGCAATTGTTCAACTGGGGTAATGATTTTGTGCATGAAGAGTTCAATGCGTCTTGCGGATTCTTTTGCTGACTCAATGACCTTCATTGCTTCGCTAGCAACAATGTCTTCAGTGACGTTTACGTGACGTGTACGTGATGAATACGCTTCACTTGACTTCACAATCAAACCATTTGCACAAACCATGCGGTAAATTCCAACTTCCATACGCAAGGTTGTTGATCCATCGTGGGAATTGATGAGGATGATTTCAGGGATTGAACCGTTGATTGAATCCATGAGGGATTCATGACGCATGCGGAGCAAGTGCTTGACAACACGTGGGTCACGTTTACGTGGCTTCAAGTTGAATGTTTGAGTCACACGGAAACCGTTGTCACGCATGATATCAACAACATCCTTTGTGTCAATGAGTTGATAATTAGCAGACAACTTCTCATATTTAGTTGCTGATGAAACTGCTTCTGGGAATGTTAAAACTTCAACCATGATAATACTCCTTATTAAATGAAATGATAAACAACAACTGCGATTAAAGAATACAGAGCAACGTCTGCGATAAAGTAATACGGGAAATACTTTTTGTAATTAAACTTGAGCATGATTATTTTCCTTTCCGTTTAGTAACACGCATGCTAATTGAAACTGTCTGCTTGGTGTGCTGCTTGAGTAATTCAGCAGGGATAACTACACCCATCTTTTCAAGGATGGTCTTGTAGTCAATTGTGTTGGTTGTTGACATGTAAACACAACCCTTGTAAAGGTTGCCTTCATACTCACCTTCACCAGCGTTCTTGAATACGTCTTTGATTTCTTCTGCCTGCTCTTTGAGCACAGCAATCTGGTCATTGATTAAACCAATTTTATCTAACTGCTCTAATTGTATATCGAGTAAATTCATTTTTATTTCCTTTATTAAATGTTTATTAAGAGTACAACAGTTACAACTATAAACCAGTTAACGGCAAAAAACAAGTGAAACTTTAATTATTTTTGAAAATATTTGTAATAGTTGTAAACCATCTTGTCAGAGCTGTCAAACGTATCTTGACAAACCCCATCAATAACGCACACAAGATGCTTGGCTTGACTTGCAATTACAATACCAGAGGGCATGTCAGCAGGACGAGCCTTGCGCCCTTCGAATTTTGGAGCCTTGCACCGTACAAACCCTAGCGATTCTAAATATGGCTTGTAAACGTCTCTATGTAAGCCCCCTCTGGCTGTTTTCTTTCCGAAGGCAACCTTGTTCAGGTTAGCCAATTGAGAATATACAGTAATGTAGGGTAACCCTGTGGCTATGGCTATTGAACGAGCAACGCAGTCTCCTGCGTTGAGCCCTTTGAAATATCTTGAACGACCACCGTCATTGTAGTTGAACATATTAAGTGTTCCTTTCTGCACGGAGGTCACGTTCAATCCAACTCATTTCACGAATATGTTTGTATTGAGCGATGATTGCCTTGTCAACTTCATTTGTCTCGGCTTCAGTCATCAAACGTCCGCCATCGTAAGCATACTTGCGTCCGTTAGACCATTCAACGTATTCAATGCCGTTGTCCATCTCGTAAATCTGAGCTGTTCCGCCAAAACCTTTGTGATAATTGTATTTGATGAATTTCATAATTTATTTCCTTTATTAAATGATTATTAAATGCTACAGTTAAAACTATAAACCAGTCCTTGAGAAAACCCAAGGACTATTTCTACTATTTTACAATTTTGTTGTAAGTTGGGGCTTGATCTTCGTTTACCAGCTCACCCATGGGTCGAGTTGACTCGTCCTTCTTCATGTGTTTTTGGTAAATGTGGTGGAAGATGTTTTCAAGTGTTCCGTCATCTTTCACTTCGTTCATGTCCCAGCCTGTCACTTCAGGCAACTTGATATAGTCCATCAATTTTTGGGTGATGTAATGGTCAAGGGGGTGCTTGTTGACAGGGAGCTCTAATTCAAATTCAAATTTGTAGGTTTTGGTTTTCATTACTGTATTTCCTTTATTGAGTTATTTCAGATTGGGTCAATAATACAATTGAGTCATGGTCATTTTCAACCATGTTTTTGGCTGCTGTATTGTATGCGTCTTTGGCTTCTTGTTCGTTCTCATACCAGCCTAAACGAATGACGTCACCATTATTTTGCCAAGCAACAACTGCGAAGATTTTTAACATTTTATTTCCTTTATTGAGTTATTAAAAAGTAAAGCGAAAGGTAACTATAAACTGGTTCTTTGCAGAAAACAAGTGGTTTAGTAAAATATATTTTTCAAGGGTGTTGCCTTTTATAATTTCTGAGGGCATAATTGTTATTGCATGGTCATGATACTCTTAGATAAGACCCAATACTGACGAGCTCCTTCACGAGCAATCTCTAGTTGAACCATGCAAACCTTCAAATAGGTATTGGGTCTTTTCTAAGGGTATCATTTTTTAAACTTTACTAGAGAATTACTAATGACAGACATAAAATTAGTGGACAAGGGAAAAGTTCCCCAAATTCCTCAGAAGATTCGCAACGCTAAAAGATGGTTGGTTTGGCGTCTTGAAAAAGACGAGCATAACAGTGACCGCACACTTAAAGTTCCCTACTATGCAAACGGCAAGAGACGTAGGGGAACACTTGATACACCTGAAGATTTAGAACGCTTATCAACATACAAAGATGCCAAGAAGGCTCTTGACTCAGGAGAATATAGTGGTCTAGGTTTTGCGTTAGGTAAAGACGGTGATGGGTATTGGCAAGGTATTGACCTTGACCAAGTGTCCGCAAATGACAATCATCATATTGCTGAATCATTACCAGGATATGTTGAGCTCAGCCCTTCTGGAAAAGGTGTTCATGCGTTAGGTTATGGTGAATATTTTAAAAACAAAAACCTCAGTAAAGAAAAAGGTTGGGAGTATTATTCAAGAGCAAAGTTTTTCACAGTAACTGAACGCATTTTACGTGCTGATGACGTTGAAGATTTAGTCCCGTTTATCAAGAAGCATTTTGATGCCAATTTAAGCCAACAGTTAACACTAAGCCAGTCCTCCTTAGGGCAGTTGATACTTAGTGCTGAGCAATTGCTTGATGTTGAGCGAGCTCTCAAATTCATTGACCCAGACTGCCCTCGTGACACATGGATTGAAGTGTGTTTCAGTTTGGCAAGAATTGAAAACGGTGACCAAATGTTTGCTGAGTGGTCTAAGAGGTCGGCTGGGCTCAAGCATGCCGTTGCGTCAGACAAAGAAATTGAAGATCAGTGGAATGATATTTACACAAATTCAAGAGGTGAAATCGGTTTAGGAACTCTTTATTATCACGCATCAAAAAATAAAGAGTATGAACGCACAAGCACAGGTGAAGGCATCCTAAACGACATAGACAAAGACAAGCGTAAAGAAGCATTTATGGAACGGTTTAGAGTTGTTCCTTTGAGTTACGATTATCTTCCTGAACCTGATTGGGTCATTGATGGTTTCATTGGTGAGGGGATTACGTTCATAGCAGGAGCAGAAGGGAAAGGTAAATCATCTATATTGCTACCTCTTGCTTTGCAAGTTGCTGGGCTTACCAATCCTACGTTTTTAAATATCAAGCACCGACGCAGAGTTATATACATCACTGAAGATCATTCTCAGGCAGATCGTATTTGCTATGGCATGCGCAAGCATCATTCAAGCAAAAGCAAGGAGGAATGGGATTATTGGATTAATGTGATTCCTGCGTTCCGCATGACGGACAAAGAGATTGAGTTTGCTGCTGAGTTTGCTAAGAATTTCATAGTGAATGTAAACGGACGAGATATCCCTCCTCTTGTCGTGTTTGATACTGCCTCAGCCACCTTTGTCCTCGAAAATGAAAATGATAACTCTGAGGCTGCAAGGCTCATGAGTGTCATCAATAATGCTTTTTGGTCTCGGGATTTTATTCCTGCGTGGATTTCTGGGCATACGGCTAAGGCTTTGTCAAGAACTTCAGCCATTGAAGATTTGTCAGCAAGGGGCGCAAGTGCGTGGGGAGGCAACGCAACTGGCACAGCGTTTATCTTTGAAGATGAAAATGTTGACGGAAGGATATTAGCAACAAAGAAAAAGCGTTTCAGTGAGAAGATTCAAGAGGTGCGTGCGGTCTTAGAATACAATAAGACGTCTGCTAAAAACCGTTACGGTGACATCATTGAAGACAGTCCATACTATTCGGTAATCTTACTTGAATCAAATGTTGAGCAACGTAAGGAAATAAGAGAAGAGTCAAAAGATGAAAATATGGCTCAACAAGTCTGTGATACGTTGTATGCTCTCGGTAAAAATGGTAAGACAGTAACCAAGCGTATTCTTGGTGAACATGTGGTAATGTCGGAATCAAATCTGAAGAAAACGCTAACTTCCGTCGTTTCCGAAGGAATCGTTGTGACATACGAAATTACAGATATTGATGAAAGAAAACGGCTCGGTTTGAATAATAATCAGATAACTTTTTATCGCTTGAGGGATGGATGGCTACCAAGGTGAAAAATCATGATTTCGTCGTCGTTTCCCCCTTAGTAAAAAACAATGCGGAAACGACGAGAATCACAACTTCGTTAGCACCAAAAAAGTTGAAATTATTTGCAAAAATACTGGGGTATATTTTGCATAATTTCCGTTGTTTCCGTCTTGAGGGAAAAGACAGGAAACGACGGGAAACGACGGAAACGACGGGAATTTATGAGCTGGAAAAATATTTTACAAATATTTTAAAAAAGTCCTTGTTTTTTGCAAAGAATTGGTTTATAGTTTTTTGAAGGTTGTAAATTTTAAATAAACTTAAATAAAGGAAATACAAATGAATCAAAATACTAAAACTGAAGTGCAAGTCAAAACTCTTGATATGTCTTATTTGACTGATGGTGGTAAGTTGTACTTGCGTCGTGAATACAGTTTCGTTGCTGCTACTCATTGGTCAACAATTGCAACTTTGACGGTTTCTTCTAACTTGTTTAAAGATGAGAAATTAGAGATTCATCTCAATTACGGTAGTTGTGGTGGCTACAACAAAGATACAACGGCTCAGGAAGTTGCCGAAGTAATGGAAAATTGTTTTGCTGCCGTGCAATACAGAATGAAGTTGCTGGCTGCTGAATTTCCAGACGCTGTTTTTACTTTGTAAAAATATTTCCGAGAGGTGGTTGTTTTTCTCTCGGAACTGGTTTATAGTTTAATTATGCTGTAAATTTTAATAATTTAATAAAGGAAATAAAAATGAAACAATATAAAATCTTCTTAGCAGTAAACAACAACGTATTGAATGCTATGCATACAACGTATGTAGTTTCACCTCTAGAACTCTGGGATGCTGGCAACATCCTACGCAATGCTTACCCTGAACTCTCTGCTGGTTGGTCTTGCAACATCGTGAATGACACAACTCGTTGCGTTGTTATGCCTAACTTGGTTGCTATCGTGGAGGCAATTTAATATGAAAAACTTTGCTATCATCTGCATGAACGAAAACAACTCTTCTGAAATCTTCTTTGGACGGTTTGAAAAGATTCCAGGATTGCGCAGAGCATCTGCTGAATTGAAATTGCGTAATCGTAAATGCAAGGTTGTTGCCGTTGTTGAAGTCTCTATGGATCTTGAACAGAATTGTGTTTACGAATCTATGGCTTGGAGACTTTCTCCGATGGATAAATCTGCTGTTCTACCTTGAAAGGAAATAATTAAATGTTTATTGTTCATATCTTTTTTACTATGCCTATGATTGCTATGTTTTTTGGTTATCTTTTTCCTCGTCTATTAGAAAGTGCTGAGACCTTTCTTTTTATTGTATGTTTTGCATTGTTATTTGGAATGATCTATTGTTGCCTCTCTGCGGTTTTTAAGTATTTCAAATACAAATCCATGCAGAAAGATTTGCAAGCAAGAGAGCAGGCTCTAAATGAATATAGGAAGTTATTTTTTGATTACAAAAATTAAACTGCTTTAGCGTTATATCAAGAAAAATTAAGAGAGACAAAGAGTTTGTGTCTGAATCTCTCTGATTGCTTGGCTTTTCCTGTTTTTGGCGTTATAATCTTAACGAAAACAATGCTGAAGGAGCAGAGATGCCAAGAGGGATACCAAACACTAAGACTATCACTACAGACAGCGAGAAGCTCTTTAAAGACTTGAAGGCAGTGTCGCCCAAGCACCAGCCTGCAATACGTGGGCAGATGGCTGCAACGCTCCGCAAGATCGTAATACAGAACCCTGCAAGACTGCACAACGTGGCAGACCGTTTGCTTGCCTTAGCGGAAGAGGGCGACATGCCTGCAATCAAAGAGGTCTTTGACCGTCTCGATGGACGTGCCGTGCAAGCCACAGAGATCAGTGGGCCAGAAGGCTCAGCCATTCAAGTTGACTACGCAGGAGACCTTGCTAAGGCTATTGCTGCGGACATCTTAAACCTGCGCCAGAAGAAATGAAGACCGTGCTACGGCTCCTGCGTGGGCGCCATCCCGTGCTATTGCTGCTCCGTGGGCGCCAGTAAATGCTTAGCGAGAGCCAACTCATTACGTTTGCCTCTAAGATAGAGGACAACGCTGAGGCTCTCAACCGTATGAGCCCAACGTGGCAAGCCGCAATGACAGCACGGCTCAAATGGCTCAGCATTGCCCTTGAGCACCAGATTGAACCTCCAGGAGAGTGGTCTACTTGGCTTCTATTAGCAGGACGAGGCGCAGGTAAAACACGGCTCGCTGCCGAGTACGTATGGTGGACTGCTTGGACGCAACCTCGCTCCCGTATTCTGGTATCAGCACCAACATCAGGTGACATACGTGACGTGTGCTTTGGGGGTGATTCAGGTCTTATGAACGTATGTCCTCACGAGATCATTGAGAACTACTCTATTTCCTTGCATGAATTAACCCTAAAGAACGGCTCACTCATCAAGGGTATTGCTGCCTCTGAGCCTTCTCGCTTCCGTGGTCCTCAATGGAACCACGTCTGGGCGGATGAGCTGGCTGCTTGGGATTACCTAGAGGAAGCATGGGACATGATAGCCTTCTCCTTGCGCCTTGGTACTGACCCCAAGATGATATGCACTACGACTCCAAAGCCTGTACCTAAGATTGTGGAGCTCGCAGACCGTAGCGGACAAGACGTACACGTAACTACAGCCAGCACCTACGCCAACATGCACAACCTAGCACCAACCTTCCAGAAGCAGATCCTACAGTATGAAGGCACAACGATGGGTCGGCAGGAGATCTACGCTGAGATCCTAGACCCTGAGGAGACTGGCTTGGTCAAGCGTTCATGGTTCAGGCTTTGGGACTCTGAGGTGTCGTTCCCTGAGTTCAGTTATGTCATTCAGTCCTATGACGTAGCCACCAGCGACAAGACCATCAACGACCCAACGGCTTGCGTGGTGCTTGGTGTATTCAGACCCAGCGAGGACAAGGGCAACCGAGTCATGATCATCGACACGTGGTCCGACCATATGCTGTACCCAGACTTACGAGCTAAGGTGCAGGAGGAGTTTGACTCGGTGTACGGAGACCCTGATGAGTTCGGCTCAGGCAAGAAGGTGGACTTAGTGCTAATCGAGGACAAGTCAGCAGGCATCTCCTTACTCCAAGACCTACGCCAGACCATGATACCTATACGAGGCTACAATCCAGGAGCAGCCGACAAGGCAACACGGCTCAACATCGTCGCCCCCATGATTGAACGTGGACTGGTTTACCTGCCTGAATCAAACGAGCGCACAGGCTATCCCATGAGTTGGTTGGACCCATTCATGCGTGAACTGTGCTCCTTTCCCTTAGCCAAGCATGACGATTACGTTGATGCCCTGAGCCAAGCCCTACGATACCTACGAGATGCTGGGCTCATCACCCTTGACCACTTCACCGATGATAGTGACAAGTATGTTGATGAGACCGTACCACGTTACAAAAACCCATACGCACAATAGGAGATGAACCATGCCCTACGACGAACTCGGCAACTACTACCACGGCATAGACCCAGAGTTAATGCGTTATGCTACCACGGTGAAAAAGACTGAACCCAAAGAGCAACAAGAGCTCAAACAAAGATCTTTGCAAAACAGAAGCACTCCTGCAGAATATGCAAGACGAGAAAAAGTCCTTAGTGAAGTACCTGACTTCTTTTATCAAAAGCCAGGAGGTATGTCGGAAATGCCTCCGCCACCAGAACCGTACACTACAGCACCTAGCACATTGGGCAAGATTATTGACCGTTCAGGCTTGACCGTCCCAGCGCAGATCGCCACCAACATGGCAGCAGGTTATCCGTTAGCCTTGCTTGGCGCATTTGGTGCACCTGAAACAGCAGGAACACTTGCACAATATATAGCACCTACTGCTAAGCCAGCTAAAGACGTGCTTGAGGGTCTAGGAGAATTAGCTGCAAGAACAGGTCCAATGCCAGAACTAATGTTCATGGGCAAGCATCGCACAGTAACACCGTCGGACGTGCAAGTTTTAGGTGCTAGGGGCATCAATGCAGCCAGAGAACTTAAAGCAGTACCTCATGACTTTAGTGTAGGTCGACAAGGAGTTAATGTGTTGAATGCATTTGGCGAACCAACAATAGGTTCAAAGTTAGGCTCGTTTGAAAATAAAATAATTGGCGAGCCGAAACGACAAAAGTTGAGGGAAGCTGCTAGTAACGCACCGCAAGATGTGGCATATAATCCATTGCGTGAACGTGTAGCGGAAAACTACGAGCCTGGAATGCCAATGTATGCTGTACGCAACAAGGGGCAAGGTGAAGTGTTGTTCGGCAAGAACACCCCATATGCAAAAGCCAGTGAGGTAAGCGATTCATACTCGCAACTTAACCAAGTGGTTGATGACGCCCGACCTATAAAAAGTGCCAACCAAATGAATCCTGAATCATTGGTTAGGAAATATCAAACGACGCTCGGTCGTGAAATGCAACGAGATCTTGAGGATTTCAAAGCCAATCGCTATTTACAACAGTTAGGCATTCTGGATGCTGACGTATACGACGCACAAAACATACGAAACTTTACACAGAGCAAAGAAGAAAGAGATGCCGAAGATTTTGAATTGATTAAAGAGTGGTCAAACTTACCTGAGACGCAAGTTAAAGCAGAGCAAAACGGTAGAACAATAATCCCATTTCAAGATTATGAAGCCCGAGTCAAAGCAGCCAATGCTTGGTTGGAAGGTCCATTCAGAAAACACGTGCAGACCTATTTAGGTACTGCGGAAGACCCATTACTAGAAAAAGCAGCGCAAGGTTTAACATACCGAGACCCAGAAGAACTTGACCGTATTCATGACGATTATGTTGACCCTGCCGACGTTCAAGCCACTAGAGTTGCTAATAATTTTCCTGCTAGGGGGGTTTACGGAACAAAAGCCCTAGAAACAAAACAAATGCTAGACAAGAGCACAACAGCCTTACAGACAGCCGAACGGGAACGAATAGATTTAGGCAGACGACTTTACGAAGCCAATCCCGACGCAGACCCAGCAGTTGACCCAACGTATGCTGCTTCTGGTAATATTGTTGATAAGTTGAAAGCCCAAGTCAAAGCCCTTGAAGACCAATACGAGAAGTTAAGCCTAGCGGAAAAATTCGAAGAGTTATCAGATTCCTCTTTAAACAAGTACACGAGAAAAGAAGTAGCCCAACATATGCCGTTAGCGGAGCAAATAGCTTTTTTCCCTAATTTAGCGAAGACTCCTGATGAAGCAACAATGTACGGATTGAATAAATACAACATGGCAGGTACAGGCTTGAATGATATAGCCGAAGATTTTGTAAATCAAATCATGCAAGGTCAAATACCGATTGATCAAATCAAGAACATGCCTCTCCCGAAGTTTGTTGAAAGCGTAGCCAAACCAAGGGAACAAGCCAAGTTAGCCGAGAAGTTAAAAGCACAGAAGAATGCTGAAAAGTTCTTAACTTATCTAAAAGATGAAGTAGCAAAAGTTCCACCAGACAAAATATTCGGCAATGCTGTTGCGATTGAATTTGACAGCAATACTCCGATGGATGAAATCAAGAGAGGTATCTCAACTGAAACCGAGATACTTGATCACTGCTCGGGGCAAGGTTGCTCAGGTTCACGTAAACACTTCCTCACAGGTAAGTCAAGACAATACGAACCAGCGTTTGATCCCGTAACAGGTGAGCCGACTAAAAATTCCTCTGGGCGCACAACGTCCTACATGGATGATGTAGCGAATGGATCCAAGAAATTAGTCAGCATACGGGATAGAAACTCAGGTATCAGCACCGTAACTCTAGAGATGAAAGTTGCAAACAGTCAACCTAGAGAGGCTGACGGAGTTGCTCAAGAAATTTTATCTCAAGCGAATTTAGTTGATGTTGACCAACATCTTCAATATCTTCTTGACAACGGTAATTTCCCTAGAACTGCAGAAGGTGTAAAATTTGCCGTTGATCACATGTTAAATGATGGTATCATTGACCCAGATCTTGATGGAATTAATAATAGAGAGTTGACACAACGAGAAAGAGAAGAACTTCAACATGTTAAAAACATGATGATAAGGATGGCTGAAAATGAAAACAAATACAACCTTGGATTCGTTTCAGGTTATCAAAATGGAAGAATTGATCTCAAATATCAAGCAGCTCTGAAAGATTACTTGAATTCAATATCCGACCAAATCAAAGGCACAGGGGGCAACCTCGAACCGAATGCCGAGATATATGATAGCGAAAATCCTGAGAGCATTCAGCGAGGTATCGACCGTACAAATTTAAGATCTCAAGATATCGACATGCACACATTTGATACTATGCCTCGTTTTATTACGCTTGACGATATTAAGAGTGCTAAGTTTGACACACCTGTTGTAAACCCATCTGCTGCGAATAATTATCAAGCAGTGGTTCAAGAATGGCTCGGGAACCAACGCAGAGCGATTGTTAATTGGTATGAGAATCATTTATCTCAACTTGACAGTGCACCTCAGATAATTAGCGAACTTCAAAGATACCGAACTAATATGTATGGTGATGGTATGAATGGTGCAGCAGATGAACTCGGTGACCTACAATATCGTCTAGAAGACTTCCAAAGAGGTCAAACCCAAACAGCAGCCCAGCCAGCGCAAGGTGAATTAGGGCTTGTTGGTCCTGCGATGGAAAGAATCTATCAACTATATGGTCCAGAAAATCAATCAGCAATTTCACTTATTTTAGGGCAGTCTTTACCTGGAGTGAATTCCCTTAGAGAACTTTTACGTAATATTCGTCAAGTTGGATCAGAACTAGCACACGATTTTGCAGATGAGTTGGAGCGAGGAATACAGATAGAGCGAGAGAATCTAGCAGATCAACAACCAGCTCCGCAAGACCTACCAACATTAACACGTAACGTATTTGATCAACTCCACGAACATTTTGATAGATTAAACGGTGTGCCACCAAATACACAAACTTTAAGAAATGCTCTAGAACAAACAAGACGTACGGTGTTAAACCACCCAGACGCAATAAATATACTTAATCAACTGCCCCCACAAGCTCGTGCTGCTATGGCTGATGTATTCGCTGCAAACGCAATACCGCATCCGAATGAACGTAATCAACCAGCACGTGTGAATGCCCAACCAACAGCTCAAGACGAATTCAACGATGCCTTACGACATTTGGAGCGTGAATATGGTGAATTGTCTATGACTGACACTCCTGAAGTAATAGCTCGAGTTATTCGTAATAACCCAGAACTTTATAGATTAACCGAGATCCGTCCAGGAATGCGAGACGCATTACTTCAACATATTGGGCAGTTTGGTTTTGACGGAGTTGCACAACAACCAGCACAACAACCTGAAATTACTAGAAATCAATTCTTAGGAGAAGTGCTGCCTGCGTTCGACAGAGTTGTAAATCAAATGGCACCTGAAGATGAAACTGCAGCTGGTGCAATATTTTCACAAGCCCTTACTCGAAGCAATACTCCTGAAGAATTAATCGCAAATTTAAGAAATATCGGTGGTCCTGTTGCAGCAAGGATTACCAGTATGCTTTCAGCCGATTTACGTACTCCAAGAGGTGAAAATTTACCCCATGAATTAACCCTTAACAATGCTCAAAATGAAGGTTATTCTCAAGTTTTAAATGACTTAGCAGAAAATTTACGTCCTAGTTTTGCTGAGTCTGTGCGCAACATAAATGCTGATTTTAGGCAAAACCCTAGAAGTTATTTATATGAAATTAATCGTGCTATAGAAGGGGTAGAAATAAACGACCCTAACAATGTGGAACTTATTAGAGCTCTACGCAGATATAGAGAATTATTAGCAACATCTTTACCAGAAGGATTCAAAAAAGGTGGTCAAGTTAAGAAGTATCAAGTAGGTGGAATGGTTTCAAGCGAACCGATTGAATCCCCAAACCAACCTGGATTAATACCTCCAACTTTTCCTCAGATTACAGGTGCAGACAAAAACAAAATTAAAGATCAATTATTCAATGTAAACGCAATGAATTTAGGCAACCCGAACTATTCGTTGGGTGTTGAAAACATTATGACGAATACGGATGCAAAAGATTTCAGAAATCCATCTTACTCAAATGCAGACAATGTTGCAGCTTACGTCAATTCTAAAGACCCACAAAATGTAAAAGTTATGCCTCGTATGCCTCAATATGGAGACAAAACTATAACCCCACAGTTAATGGGGCATGAGTTTCAACATACTCAAGATTTTTTACGTCCTCAAGGTGGTATGAATCTTTATCAAAAAATGAAACAAGAGATTCTTCAACAAGCGATTGAGGCAAATTTTCAAAAGGCTAAAAAGAATTACCCAGAGTATTCACGATTAGGTTATTACGACCAAACTGATGCTCCATTTTCAGAACGTCTTGCGGACTTTGCAGGGTATGAATCAATTTTACCGAGAGGTCAACGCTTAGTAGATACACCATTCGGTAAAGAAGTATTTAATACCCCAGCCTTGCAAAATTATTATCATGCAGCCGTACGTCCGATGGAACAAAAGATGATGCCACAGGATGAAGTTTCGCCTATTGATTTACTGAAAATGAAATACGAATTGATGATGAGGAAGAAATAATGAGGCAGTCGGAAGAAAAAGGTTTATACTTATTCAACCAAGATAATATCTGGAGCAAAAATGCCCGAATTTCCCATCGACCCTGAATACCAGCGATTCGTTGACCCTGTTGTTGATGGGCAAGAGCAAGAAGAACCCTCTGTATTTGAATTATTCGAAGAAGATGGCGATGACGACTTCATAGAAAATGAAGACGGAAGTGTAACTGTTACTTTAGCAGATACAAAAACTCCTAAAGAAAACCCAGATTTTTATGAGAATTTAGCAGAAAACGATGATTTCGATTTTCTAGCCATGAAATATCTCAATTTAATTGAAAAAGATAAAGAAGCAAGGGAAGAACGAGACAAACAGTATGAAGAAGGGCTACGCAGAACAGGATTAGGTCATGACGCTCCAGGAGGAGCCACTTTCATGGGTGCTAGTAAAGTTGTTCACCCTGTGATGGCAGAAGCCTGTGTTGATTTTGCCGCAAGAGCAATCAAAGAACTATTTCCACCTGACGGACCAGTACGTACGAAGATTCTAGGTGAAGTAACTGAAGATAAAACTGAACGTGCCGAACGCAAACGTGACTACATGAATTGGCAGTTGACCGAGCAGATTGAAGAATACAAAGACGAAGAAGAGCAACTTTTAACACAGTTACCACTCGGTGGTAGCCAATTTATGAAAGTTTGGTTCGATGATACACTCAGACGACCATGCGTTGAGTTCGTCCCGATTGATAATATTTACCTTCCATACGCTGCAGGATCGTTTTACACTGCTCACAGGGTAACCGAAGCCCAACAGATTACGCAAGAAACTTATGATTTACGAGTTTCAACAGGTTTGTACGTTGACCTCGATGTTTTCCGAGCTCCAAGCGAGCCTGAGGAGTCAATGGCTCAAAAAGCCAACGACAAAATCGAGGGTCGTACATCACAATACGACAATATTGATGGTGTTCGAGAAGTTTTTCACATTCAAACGTGGTTAGAATTAGAAGAAGATAGTTTTACAAAAGGTGAAAGAGCACCTTATGTGTTAATGCTTGATAAAAATGAGAATGCAGTATTGGGCTTGTATCGTAACTGGGAAGATGGCGATGACACATGTACAAAACTTGATCATATCATTGAATTTAAATTCATACCATGGAGAGGTGCTTATGCTATTGGGCTTCCTCATCTCATTGGGGGTCTTTCTGCTGCTCTTACTGGCGCATTACGTGCTTTATTGGATAGCGCACATATTAACACTGCGCCTACGATGCTTAAACTCAAGGGTGGGAAGGTCAGCGGACAATCGCTAGTCATAGAACCTACTCAAGTTACTGAAATTGAAGGTGCTCCAGGAGTAGATGATGTTAGAAAAATTGCGATGCCTGTTCCTTTTAACCAGCCTTCGCCAGTTCTTTTCTCGTTACTGGGTTGGCTTGACAATGCGGCAAAAGGAGTTGTCACGACAAGCGAAGAAAAGATTGCTGATGTCACGTCTAACGCACCTGTAGGTACAACTCAAGCGTTAATTGAACAAGGTGCAGCCGTTTATTCAAGCATTCATGCCAGATTACACGACTCTCAGAAGCGAGTTTTGAAAGTTTTAGCCAGATTGAACAAATGGTATTTAGACGACCAGCGTAAAACCGACATGGTCGCAGATTTAAAAATTACTTCTGACGATTTCAAAACGAATTCTGACATTGTGCCTGTTTCTGACCCCCATATTTTTGCTGAAACGCAACGATATGCGCAAGTTCAGACCTTAGCACAACGTGCACAGGCAAATCCAGACTTGTATAATAGGTTAGAAGTTGAAAAACGTATCCTAAAACAGATAAAAATACCTGATATTAATCAAATTCTACCTGATCCACAGGAAGTTCAAGATATGAACCCTGCTCTTGAGAATGTAGCCATGACTTTAGGCAAACCTGTTGGTGCGTTCCCAAGGCAAAATCATTTAGCGCATATCGTTACGCATTTACAGTATGCAAAAGATCCTATTTTCGGTGCGAACCCTATCGTAGCCCCTCAGTTCGCCCCTGCAGTTTTAGAACATTTAAAACAACACTTAACTTTATGGTATTTGAATACTACAAGTCAATATAGTGCTCAAAGTGGTAGCGAACCTTACGATATTTACAAAACTAAAGAGATATCAGTTCAAGAGCAAGAGATGTTAGCGCAGATTTTAGGGAAAGTTCATCAAGACGGTCAACAGCATTTTGGACAAGTCGTTCAGATTATACAAGAGCTCTTACAAACCGTTCAGAAGATGAATCAAAATAATATGCAAGTTGATCCAAATATCAAAGCATCAGTTGAAGGAGTTACTCAACAGACTCAAATTAAGGTTCAGGGTGATCTTGAAAGAGCTAAGTTACAGGCTCAAACGCAAGCCCAGAAAACAGAAAGTGACTCTGATATGAAGAGACTTCAACTTATTTCTAATGAAAATATTGAAGAAGCCAAATTGACACACAATGTTGCAGCACTTGCCATTGAGTCAAAATTAGCAGCAGATGCTCAATTACAAGCCCATCAACACCAATTAGAGCAACAAAATCAACAAGCCCAGCAACAAATGATGCAACAACCTCAACAAGGAGAACCACAATGACTGAAGCAATAAATGCCCATAAAAAGATGGCTTCTGGAATGACAGAAGGAAATGTAATGAAAAAAGGCGGAAAAGTCGCCAAATTTAAAGACGGTGGTGCAATTTCTGAAGCCAAAGTTCGTAATTTACCTGCAAGAGGCGACAAAAAGAATGTTGGCGTAGATATGAACGCTGGTAAAGCAAAAATTGCGACTTATAAAATGGGTGGAATGTCAAAGCCTATGAAGAAAGCAGCAGGCAGAGGCAGATGAAAGCCAAAACCGATCTTTTAAACTACTTGATAACGAATCTTCAAAATGAGATGTCGGAAATAGAGGTTTCGCTAGCCGAAGGTTGCGCAATTAATATTGAGTCTTATCATAGAATCGTAGGTACGTATCAAGGTTTAAAAAGAAGCCTTGAAATGATTGACGAATTTCTTAAAGAAGAAAAAGGAGATTTATATGCCCCTCATTAAAAGTAAAAGTAATTCAGCGTTCAAAAAGAATATCAAAACTGAGGTAAAAGAAGGAAAACCAGTTAAACAAGCAGTAGCGATTGCTTATTCTGAAAAAAGAGCTGCGGGTAAAAAAGATGGTGGTGTAATACAAAAGATTTAGAGTTATAATTGCAGTAGAAGTATTTTAAATAATTTCTTTGGAGAAAGAGATGAACAAACATCAAAAATTATGGATTTCACATCATGGTGAAATTCCTATCGAGCAAAACGGTAAAAGACGTATGGTGATTCACCATATTAACGGTGATCACTCAGATAATAGGATTGAGAACCTTATGTTGGTAACCAAATCTGAACATAATCGTTTGCATTATTCACAAGGTGATATTCCGCCTTTTACGTTTGAACAGTGTAGTAAAGCTGGAAAAATAGGTGGGCGCAAAACTGCTGAATTGGGGCATTGTACAACAATTGCTTATTTAGGTGGAAAAGAACGTGTAAAAACTCTTCACGCTATGAAATACAAATGCAACGAATGTGAAATGGTATCAAGTGCAGGTTCGATTGGTTTACATCAAAAAGCCTCAGGACACTCAGGTAAAACTTACCTCGGCACTCACGACCAACTAATGGCAAATTTTTCGCAGCAAGCAGTATCTATCAATAGTCTTATCAATTCATTTTTATAAAAGGAAACCATGGAAAACCAAGATTTACAAGATGCATTTCCGCAAGTGGAATGCGGTATTGAACCACTTGGGAGTAGAATGCTGGTTCAATTACTTCAAGTGAGAACGAAATCACGTGGCGGAATTCTGTTAGTCGATGAAACTAAAGACACAGAACGAGTTCAAACAATGATTGGAAAAGTTATCGCAGTTGGACCTCTCGCTTTCAAAAACAGAGATACAGGGGAGGATTGGACTGAAGGTGTATGGTTGAAACCAGGAGATTACCTAAGAACTCCTAGGTTCTCAGGTGATAGATTTACCGTCCCTCACCCTACTGAGGAAAACGAACATGTTCAGTTTCAAATTCTTAACGATTTCGAAGCATGGGGAAGAGTTAAGCCAGAATACGTTCTTTCAATTAAACAATTTGTGTAAGGACATAATATGAATGCGACTGAAAAACAAGAGATTCAACTAGAAGTGGAAGAACAGGCGGATAAATCGGCACTCGTTGAGTTGCCTCCTGACTTTGAAAATCCACAGAGCGAAGAGCCTTCTGAGGAGCTAGAAGATGATTCTAGGGGTGAAGTTGAAATTGAACGCTCCCCAGAAGATCGTGAAAAGATCAGAGAAGCCCGAAGGGAAGAACGTAAACTCAAAAAAGAGTTACATCGTGAAAAGGCACGTGAATCAAATCATTTGATTTCGGCTTTGCGCAAGCAAAATGAAGCCCTTGCAGAACGCTTAGCAAAAGTAGAACAAAAAACTACTGGAGCGGAGTTTGCTCGTATCGATAAGCAAATCGATGACGTTGCCACTCAAGTTGAATACGCAAAAATGAAAATGCGTGAAGCCGCAGACCGTAGCGATGGTGCAACTTTAGCCGAAGCACAAGAAATGTGGTATGAAAGCAAGAGGAGGTTAGAATCTTTACAAGTAATGAAAGATTCAGCAACCAAACAAGCAAATCAACCAAAGAATCAAATCAAAGTTCCAGATGCAGAAGTACAAAAACTTGCTGCATCATGGCTAGAAGGTAATTCTTGGTATGATCCCGCAGGTCAAGATGAAGCCTCTGAAATCGCACAAATCATTGATAAAAGGTTAACTGCGGAAGGCTGGGATCCATCAAATCCTGATTATTGGGATGAATTGGATGACAGATTGCAAAAATACTTGCCTCAGACCGCAAAAACAAGTTATAATGTTCAGAACAACCAACGGAAACCTCGGAGTGTTATGACAAGTTCAGGTCGTGAGACGCAAGTAACCACTAAAGCAAATCAGTTTGTTCTGAGTGCTGATAGGGTTGCAGCCCTCAAAGAATCTGGTGATTGGGAAGACCCAACCAGAAGAGCTAAAATGATCCGCAACTATGCGGAATTTGATCGTAACCAAAAACAAAGGGGTAACCGATAATGAAATGTTATAAAATTACGAACCTCGTCAACGATAAATGCTATATTGGCATAACAACTATGGCTTTAGAGAAAAGATGGAGAGATCATTTATCAAATGCTAAAGTTGGTAAGAAAAGTTATTTATACGATTCTATAAGGAAATACGGTTTTGAAAATTTCATTATAGAAGAAATAGCAGTCCCATTAAAAGGGATTGAAGATTTGAAAGAGCTTGAGAAAAACATTATTTCACAAGAGAGTTCAAAAGCACCAAACGGTTATAATCTAACTGATGGTGGAGATGGTGTAAGAGGCTACTCACCTAGCCTTGAAACAAGGAAGAAAATTTCAGATTCCTGCAAGGGAAAACCCAATTTGAAAAATAGAAAACCTCGTGGTCCTATGAAAGAAGAAACCAAATTAAAGATTAAAAATACTTTAAAAGGTACTCAAAGACCTCCAGAAGTTTGCGCTAAACTAAAAGCAAGTTGGGCTATTAGAAAACAAACATCTGAAATTTTAAACGCTATCGCAAAAAAGGAAACTCTCCATGGATAATCGTCTCAAACGCAATTCAAATAACAGAACAACTTCACCTGCACTTTTGGACAAGAAAAGAGCAGCACCTGAAGATAATTTCGTATCAAACGAGGAACGTCGCAGAATGTTCCGCTCGGAATGGACCCAAGAGGCTCTTCCGACCCCACCAGCTATTCCTGGATTTCACATGTGCTGGTTGTCTTCAACAAGTCAATACGATCCAATTCATAAACGCACCCGAATGGGTTACTCTCCTGTTAAATCCGAAGAAATCCCAGGATTTGAAAATTACAGAGTAGCAGGGGGCGAAAACGAAGGATTAATTTGTGTTAATGAGATGGTACTTTATAAGATGCCTGAGGAAATGTATCAAAGCATGATGGCTGAGATGCACCACTACGCTCCCCTCGATGAGGAAGAGAAGATTCAGGTTCAACAAGACCAAATCCTTAACGCAAAAGATTCCAATGGTCGTAGATTAGGGCAAGTTGAAGGTGACGGCATGAATTTTGATAACAATCGCGAGGTTCCCACTTTCCAATAAGTGTGGGGGCTTCAAAAGGAGAAATTTATGAGTCAAGTCTCAAATCCGTTTGGACTAAGACCTGCCTTCTTTCCTACAGGTTTGGAAAGAGCGCAGGCTTTGTACAACGGTATCCCATCAGGCTATGCCGAAAACATTTTTAAAGGTTCTGCAGTATATTACGCTCCAGGAACTGGTCATATTGAGCCAGTTTTAGCAACTACTGATTTAGTATCTGGTTCATTCCAAGGTGCACAATGGACTGATACAAACGGTCGTTTACGTGTATCAAACTTTTGGCCAGCGAATACACCATATATTGAAGGTGCTGCTCCTGGAAGTCAAATGATCGCTTATTTCTATAACGACCAACAAATCGTTTATGAAATTCAAACAAGCGCAACAATTGACCAAACTTCTAT